CCTAGCGGCTATAAACAAGGGGGAGAACCTTGAAATACTCCCTGCTGCTCGGTTGCCAAATGGGAATGTCATTCATGCCGCAGATGATGCCATGCTTGAAGAGTATCTAGAGTCTGCAAGGTTCTCGAAGAAAGCTAGAGTTACTGATGTTGGCCGTAGTTATGGCGGGATTTTCGTACCAAATACGGAAATAGGGCGGTTCGAGAAGGCTGTAGATTCAATATGGTATGACAAGTTTGGAAAAGTGCCCAAAGAAATGACTAAATTCAGCCGTGGAGAATCTAAATACCGTATGGAGCCATGGCAGGACGACAGCGTGTTCGTATTCCCTAGTGGAAATACGTTGTACAAGCAAGACATAATTGATGATGTGGTTCAAAAAGCATTGGGGAGAATGCTGAATGAGCAAATGGGCCAGTAAAGACGAGTGTGAGTATTGGGCCGACCGTTGCAGGAAGTCTATGTGGTGGTTTGCCCGAGAGGCATACAACATTGACGGGAACCCGAAAGGTGGATGGCTGGAAGAATCTGTCCATAAACCTCTCTGTGACTGGTTCCAGCGGCATTGTGAGACATGGTTAGCCAGTCGAGGGAAGCCAAACAGTCCCCAGATGAATCTGCTCATCCTGATTCCTCGTGAATTCGGCAAAACAACCCTCATTACCCGTGCTGGAATGCTCTGGCTTCATCTCCAAGACCCCGAACTAAGCGTGTACATTGGCTCGGAGAATAAGGAACAGGCAATTAAGTTCTTCAAGCCGCTGAAAGAGATACTAAATGGGGCCGACCCTTACCAGAAATTCAGTCATTTCTACGGAAACTGGTATAACAAGGACCGAGAGTGGAAGGAAGAGCGCGTTGTTCATGCTGTTCGTAAAGCAACTGCTGTTCCAGACCCTAGTTTCGGCATCTGGGGCGTGGAAACAGGCTTGACCGGCTCTCATCCAGACGTTTTGTGCTTCGACGACCCGGTTTCGTATGAAAAGATGTCAACTCACGGAAATTGGCTGCAAATTGTCAACGACCACGTTTCGTCACTGAATTTCGTGTTGAAAGGGGACGGTCTTCGAGTCTGGATAGGCACCCGATACCATGATGGGGACCATATCGGAACCACGTTAAGGAAACATGGAGCGAAGACTGTCGCGGGGATGCCTTGTCCAGATATTGACCCTCGTGAGAACGGAATTTGGAATCTGTACTTCCTCGCAGCGAGAGATTTGAAGGGAAGGCCGATATACAGTCAGTTCAATGAGGCTCGTTTGACTGAGATTAGGCAAGAAAACGAGATGAAGTATTACGCGCAGATGATGAACGACCCATCAACCGGAGAGCACGTTCCATTGACGCGGAAGCAAGTGGACCAGTTATGGGTGAACAAGAAGGATGTTCCGAAGAATCTCCGTATTTCTGTCCACATTGATACGGCATTCAAATATCGGGACAGAATTGCTCGTGGCGATGAGAATGTGATTCAGGTCTGGGGGCATGCACGAGACGGCTCAGGAGATTTGTACTTCTTGGAGGGTTATAGCTCTCGAACATGGAGAGCGGAAGACTTCAACGCAAAGCTGGTTGCGATTCTTCAGCGCCTTCGCGCCTCTGCACGCTGGCCGTTTGTGTTGACTGATGAACTAGAGATGGGAGGCAAGGCCGGAACGTGGGAATTAACACTCCAATCGTGGTGCCATGCGGTTAACATGCCAGCACCCCGAATCCTGCTTATCCCACGGGGAAATAAGAAGAAACTGCTCCGAATGACGGAGGCTGCAAGTTACTGGATTGAGGGCCATGTGAAGCTGGTCGAGACTGCTCCGGGAGTCGAAACGCTGGTTGACCAGATGATTAAGATTGGCACTTCAGCTTATGACGACTGGTCAGACACAGCCTCAGATGTGTTTCACAAAGATGTCTACATGCCAATGAGACTGAGGGCAAAGGACCAGCAGGTTGATATCGTTCGGCCATATGACGCTGAGTTGAAGGATGGAACATTGCCTACAGGGAACATTGTCCGACAGAAGTTAGATGAGATAAGAATAAGAAGCAATCAAGGAGGTTATGTTGTCATTGAATAATCGCGGTGAGCGCGCCGATGCTTCCTCCCATTGGTCCCGGTGCTCCGGGTCCGGCAGTTCCCACCTACTGACGGGACGCTCCCGCAAAGAGTAGGGAGATTAAAATGCCACATAAGAAGAAGAAGAAACCTAAGAAAGGATACTGATATGCCTTACAAAAGCGATAAGCAGAGACGTTGGGCACATACAGAGGCAGGTGTGAGAAAACTCGGAAAAGAGAAGGTCCATGAGTTTGATGAGGCAAGTAAGGGTAAGAAATTGCCTGAAAAGGCGGGAGAGAAGAAACATGGAAAATAGACAAACAGCATCAGAACTAACGGGGACACAATGCACTAATGCTTTCCACGGCACAGTCTTTACAGGACATGGTGTATGTCCGACCTGTGGGCGCTGCCCAACTTGTGGCCGATTAGGATGGCCGAATTGGCGTCCTTGGCCATATACCACTCAGCCATATTGGTTCTCTGGAATACGGGTAATGTGAAGATAATCACCTACGATATTGAAATCGCCCAAGAAGTAGACGATTTCCCCGACCGATGGGAGGCTGCGCGACGGGGAGAATGCGGAATTGCATCAGTCATTCTCTATGACACTGACTCCGGGAGGTATCACATCTATGACACTCGAACTCTTTCTACCTGCGTTGCTCATCTCAATTCCGCAAGTTTACTGGTCGGATTCAACTCTGTGGAGTTCGATGGGCCAGTGGTTGAGGCTGTCTCTGGCGAACGGCTTATCGCGCCTCAGTACGACATTCTTCAGGCAGTCTGGCGAGCCTGTGGGAAGAAGCACAAAGGATACGGACTTGGACCAATCTGTGAGCGAACGATTGGATTGGGAAAGTCCGGCGACGGCGAGCGAGCCCCCAAGTTATTCAAGGAGGGAAGATTCGCCGAGTTACACGACTACAATCTGAATGATGTATACATGACCAGAATACTGTTCAATCACATCATCGAGTACAAGAGTATTATTGACCACAAGGGAAATCCTCTTGAGGTCTGGGTTCCAGAGGAGGTCTGGTTCGCATGAGTGAGGAAGAGAAGGCTTTGCCGAGTTTTTCAGTAATCGTACCCACATATGGCGACTTTGAGGGTCTTGGGCGGACTCTAGTGAACATGGTCTACCAGAACGAGGAGGGGCGGCCGGTTCAGAGAGAGATTCTGGTCATTGGAGATGGCTATGAAGAAGAGGCTATGAAGATGTGTATGGACTCAAATGAGTTTGCCAAGAAGCAGAATCAAGCCGCCCGAGTATGGTATTTCCATACTAAGGGGCATTCTGGTAATGGCAATCTCCCCCGAGCCGCAGGGTTAAAGAGAGCAAGGAAGGATTGGGTTATTTTCATAGATGCCGGAACCAGCGTGACACATGATTGCTTTCATATACTTTCAATCGGGGGCGCAGAACGGCCAAATCTGCAACTAATGACTTGGGACATGGTTCAATTAACCGACCCTGTTCCAGTTGTGACAACTGTGTATGCAGTTGACAAAGTTGACAGAAGCAACGGTTTGCCGTATGTTCTACCCGGATGTGCAACTGCGGTGAAGCGAGAGTTGGCTCAGTCTGTAGACTGGCCGGATACGAGGGCGTCTGATTGGGCATATTTCTCAACTATCTGGGAGAAAGCCTTCGGGCTCCCAGAGGATAAGGCAAAGGTTGAAGAAGGAATCCTACTTATCCCTAAGACTCTAACGGTAGCCTATGGTGCCCGAACTAAGCGGAAGTCCAGAATGCCATCAACATTGGAAGAGTTTAACAAGCAGGGTTATGGAATGGGCTTTGCAAAAGCGGCCCGAGAGATAGGCGAACCAAAAGAGGAGCCAAATGGCGATAACACCAACACCACAGCAGCCGTATAATCACGAGTCGGGTAAGACCGCGCCACCAAGGGCAGATGCTTTGCCCATTACAGCCTTATACAAAGCGCGCAAAGAACATGCGCTGAATCACTATCAGACCTTCTTCGCCAAGATTGCTCGCCGTTACGACCTCTATCGAGGATTCTACCGGGGGCAGTTCTCTCAGTTCAGGAACAACATTCACATTCCGTTCCTTTTTGCTGTCATTCAGTCAGACGTAGCTCGGAAGGTTCAGACCAGCTTTGGAAGCTGGCCTATCGTTGACTTCAGTGGCACGGACCAAGCGATTTCAAGAAAGAACTCAACGTTGATTTCAGCCCAGATGAAGGATTGCAACAGCTTCATCAAGGGCGTTGACTTCTTCCTCGACGCAGATATGTACGGAACCGCGTTTGCTAGAGATGGCTGGAAGACGGTTCGCAGATTCGAGCGGTGGCGTGAGATGGGAGAGCCGGACCCTATTGGTGGGCAGGTTAGGGAGGTTATTCGGGAGGAGCATGTAACGAGGTTTGATGGGCCAAATTGGGAGAATGTAGACATCCTAGACTGCTGGCCTCAGCCGGGAAGAAAAACTATTGAAGAGTGTCAGTGGGTATTGTTGAGATATTACCTCGATATTGACGAGATTGAACAACTGGCACAGCTTGGAGTTTACGACCGAGCGGCCGTGAATCAGTTGAAGCAAGGAAGTATGCCTAGAATCACTCAGGACTCCTACCTCGCGCGGTATAATGTATATCGCTCGCAACAAGACTTCGATTCTCGTGCTTCTGAGAAGTTCGCCCGGCCAGTCGAACTGGTTGACATGATTGGCTATGTCCCTGATGAATTTGCTCTCGACGGCGTGAAGTTCACTCTTGTCACGGTTGCCAACGATGGTGTTGTCCTTCGTAACCGGCCCTTCCCATTCTGGCATGGCGAAATTCCTCTTCACGCATACTCGCCTATGCGCGACCCTCATTACATTCATGGAGTGGGTAAGATTGAGGTTGCGGAGAAGTTGCAGTATATGGCAAATCGCTTTGCCAACCAGAAGGCCGACGCGCTTGACCTTTACATGGACCCTCCAATCTTCGTCAATACGATGGCGGGGTTGGATGAGCAGAATCTCTACATGCGCGCGGGAAGAATCATTCACATTGACGGAACAGTTGGTGAAGACCAGATTCGCCCGATGGTCTATGACTACCGGGGAATCCAGACCGCGATGGAAGAGATTCAGCAAATCTGGAAGAACATTCAGCTTGGAACAGGCAGTATCGAAGATGTGACGATGGGAATGAGTAGCTCAGACAGACAGACTGCGCGCGAATTCCAAGGACGACAGGAACACGCATTGACTCGGCACATGCTTGAGGCGCGTGAGGCAGAAGAAGGCTTTATCGAGAAACTGGCAAATCGTTTCAGGATGTCGAACCGTCAATTCTTGAAAGTTCCACATGAAGTAAAGATTATCGGCAGCGAGGCGTTGGTTAACCCAATAACAGGGCTCCCGCTTCCAGTAGAGCCAACGATAATTGACCTCGCAGATATCAATGCGGACTATTCTGCTCGGGCTGTTGGAGCCTCTCAGATGCTAGGCAAGGGAATTCGCCAGCAGAACCTCGTAATGCTGCTCCAAACGCTCCAAGCGAATCCAGTTGCAATGCAGGTCATAAATTGGGTAAACTTCCTGCGTTACACATTCAAGACGTTCGATATTCCGAATGCAGACGAGTTCATGGTTTCACAGCAGATTCCAGCCGTGAACCAGCTTGCCAACGAAAGTTGCATGTCGCCGGAGCAGACAGTCGGCGCGGCTGGCGATGCGAGCCAGAGTCCAGAAGCCCTGATGGCCCTCTTGGGCGGTCAGATGGGAGGAATGTAAGATGGAACTAACACGAGAACAGGCAGTCTCGGAGCTAAAGGCTCTACTTGAACAGACCGGATGGACCGTGTTTGAAAATGAGATTCGGGCAAAGATGATTAACGCCCATAACGCTTTGGCATCCCTCAAACGCCCCGAGGGTATGTCAGATGACTTTCTGAGGGGGCAGATTGATTTATCCAAGTTTGTGCTCGCGGGACTTCGTAAGGAGTTGTCAGCCTTCGACGCCGAAAAGGCCGCAAATGCGGCTGCCGCAGCACAGACTGACCCGCCAGCACAAGGCGGACCATACGCGAAAGAGGACAACCCTCCTCCGCAGTAAGGACGGAATGATATGGTATTTGACCCACAGGCCAACCCTGCTGGAAACGCGACAACTGGCAATCAGGGCAACCCTGAAGAAGTGATTCTTGCCGGGAAGTACAAGGGAGTAACCCTTGAAGCAGCAACAAGAGAACTGGAACGCGGTTACTTGAACCAGATGGCTGAGACGCAGAAAATCATCGCACGAGAAAAGGTTGCGACTGACCGTCTCAATGCCGTTCTCCCTCTTCTAGAGGGAATGGGGGCTCAGGGGACCGAGCGAATGATGCCGGGCGATAGAATCGCCGCTCGGATGAGCGCAGTTGATGAGTTGTCAGCCTCAATCAACGTGCCCCGCGAACAACTCGTGGCGGCTATGGCTGAGGTTGCAGCAGCACAACTGGCTCCGCTCACTCAGGGAATTGAAGCGAGGCAGACGGTCTTGCAAGCCTACCCTGACTACGGACGTTTCGAGTCCGAAGTAGCGCAGTTCTTATCAGCAAATCCTGATGTAAACATGGAGTTCGCCGAGTCAATGCGAGCAGGTCCGAATGCTGCGCGTGGTGCGCTGAAATATGCGTATCTCGCGTGGAAAGACCGTGCAGGCCAGACACAGAATGCAACAACTGTAATCTCGGCCAGCGGTGCGGAACAGGCTCAAGCTCGCCTCGATGCGATGGTGCCCGGCTCTACCGGAACACGCGCAGATGCGAGTGCAGCGGCAGCGGTGAATGCAAGAGAAGAGTTACGGAAGCAGGCGCAGAACACCGGCAACTGGACACTCTACCTCCGTGATTACCTCAAGGATGTGGTTCCTGAATGGCATATGAATCCAAACAAGGAGCCACCACCACAGGGGATTTAACCCATGGCTCTACTACAAACAGCGGCAGGTTCGTACCTTCCGCCAAGCAACATCACAACAGTTCTTCGTGAAGACCTGTTGGAACTGGTAACTATCATTGACCCTTATGATACGCCAGTTCTGTCTATGCTCCCGAGACGTGAGGCAAAGTCTACTGTTCACCAGTGGATTACTGACTCGCTCCCCGCGCTCGTGCTTAACAACACGGCCGGTTCGGTTGACGTAGACGGTATCAACGTGCAGGGTATTGCTGAAGGATTCGACAATCCATCATTCGGTTCCAACTATCCGTACACAGGTCAGCCTGTTCGTCAGACTAACTTCGTGCAGATGTGGGCAGCCAAGGTGGGTATCTCGGACACATTGAAGAATGCTAGCCCTGCGGGAATTCGTGACCCGTACAACCACGAACTTCTGAAGGCCACAAAGGTTATCGGAAAGGCGATTGAGCGTAGATTCTTTGACAATGCTTCTGCAAACGCATCGTTCAAGAACGGCACAATCACTGACCCGAGAACAATGAAGGCTCTCTTCGAGTGGGCTACAGCGACACCTGCATTGAATCAGGCGACTATAGCAGGTCAAGGTGGTCTGCTCTCACCTAGCATCGTGGATACTGCTCTCGAAGCAGCATACACAGCCGGTGGAGAGCCCGAATACCTAGTGACTTCGGTAGGTTCGAAGGCGGACTTCTCTGTGAAGCTTCGTACTGAGGCAGCAATTGGAGGTTCATCACCTAATGTGCTGAACATTTCAAACATCGCGGCTTCGGAGATGAAGATTATCCGCTCGGTTGACATCTATCAGGGCGACCACGGAACATTGGCCGTTATGATGTGCCGTCAGGTGCCCCAGAGCAATGTCTCGATTGGCGGTGGAAAGGCTTGGCTGCTTGAGCGTTCGAAGCTTGGATACGCCACATATAGCCCGGTCGTTCACATTCCACTTGCTAAGACAGGTCACAACACAAAGGGTATCGTTGTAGGCGAGGGAACTACAGAAGTTCTCAACGCCGGAGCGTTGGCTGTAATCAACAACGTAACAACGTAATCAACCCATAACTGAGGGAGGGAGCTTCGGCTCCCTCCTATTCAGGAGAACAACATGGCAGAAAGACTTCCAATCGTGCAGTACAATGATGGTTCAATGCTGATTCCAAGCATCAACGAGTCGCCAGAGTGTGACTTTCCGCCAGAAGACGAGGAAGCTGGTGGTCATGGTCCGCAGCATAAGCACAAGGGCGAGCAACCTATTGTGGAATGGACTCGCGGACCTTACAAGGGCAAGCCAGAAAAGGGCGACCCATTTGTGGGGAAGGGAAAGATTTAAGTGGCTTGGTTCAATCGGAAGTTTCTTGAGGAAACCTCAGCGAACAACGCCGTGAAGTACTTCCCTTATCTCCGGGAGCGACTTGATGGGATTAAGGAAATCAAGGCCGATATGTGGGCCTTGGCTAGAATGTCTAATCATGCGCGAAACGTCATCTCGCGCGAACCCGGCAAATGGACTCGTATAGGGTCAATTCCGCATGTCATTCTTGACGAGGCAACGCAATACTACGGGGATGATTTCCTTCTCGACGATAGAAAACTACATGACTTCTTCAGAGCTAATCCTGAGTGGTCATTCATCTACGGCCGATAAATGCCACTAACCCTGAACCCCTCGGTCATAACACTCCTCCAAGCCAAGACCAGTGTATGTCGGCCTGCCGGAACTCAGAACGATGCTGATGCTCTAGTCGCAGCCGGAGAGGCTCTTCGTAACACGCTCTTCACGCTGAACAATAAGAAAGACTGGAATTGGCTCCAGAACACAACGAGCGTCGTGACCAGCAATGCGACAGTCACACTCCCAAGTCGCTTGAAGAAAATCTACAGTGTGAGCACAACAACTCGGCCTCTTCGTTATCTACCTCAACGTGATTGGGACCGACAGAATCCAGAAGGGCAGGCGCTTGGAGGATTGTTCTACTACACCGCCTTCAACATGGCTGAGACAGGCGTGATTCTGCTCAGAGACGCTCCAACCGTTTCCACAACCATCACGGTGAACTATCTCAAACTCCTGACTGTTCCCGCAGCCGATGGGACTACGTTCAGCGACCTCCCCGAACAAGCGATGGATTATGTTCTCAACGAGGCAACTACGCGGTATCTAACTGAGAAGGGCGCGGGAGACGACCAGATTGCCCGATATGAGCGGAAAGCAGCGGAAGCTCTAGCTGCTCTGACAAGTGACTACGTTCGTGAAATTGACCATGACGCTGTGTTTATGCCAGCCGAGCCGACTGAACGAAACATCGCTCGTCGTAACTTCGCCGACCAATGGTATGACTAATGGAAAAACAACTACTTGTTGAGCCACTGAGCGGTGGCTTGGTCACATCACGAGATGTCTCGCTGTTGAATCCCGGAGAGCTTACACAAACTGATAATGCTGCGTACAAGCCGGGCTCTCAAAATATCCACAAAGCCCCCTCAAACATATTGTTCTCGAATGCGCCCTTCGGAGATTCTGTAACTGGCCTCCGTTATGCTGCCTTTGATTTCGTCAACATTCTATGCAACATAACGCAGGGCAATGTCACAGTTACACCTGTAGGAACAGCAAACTTTAGCGGTGTTGCGGTCGGAGCCATTGTTAGGGGCGAGGGAATCAACGAGGGCGTAACAGTTCTCACAAAGCCAAACAATACGACAATCACTATCTCAACTGCGCCGACGCTTGGAGACAAGAAACTTCTCCAATTCACGGCAAGCAATTTGCTAGTGGCTCAATCTACTGGAAGTCTATCTACTGCGATTGCGGCTCTAACAGCACAGACGTTTACCAATATCAGAACTATAGATGAGGGAGACACGTTAGAAGCCGTTCACTATGCTAATAAGCATGTCTTGATGAATGGCAAGAATGAGAATCTGGTTCTGAATAGTGCTGGTGCGCTTCGACCACATGGAATGAAGCCCGTGACAGTTCCACCTACAGTCGTTGTGGTTGCGGGAACTTGGGCCTTATCTACTGGAACAGGTTACTACGCATATTGGACAACTGAGTATGATGAAGTGAATGACTTAGAGTCTGACTTCACGGCTCTTAGACCTACCGTGGTCAATATAACTACTACGTCCAAGAAAGCTACAATTACTCGTCCCCTCAGAGTCAACAACTCTTCTACTCACTGGCGCGTGTATCGGTCTGTCAAAATGGTCGCAACAACACAAGACCAAGCAGATAAGGAAAATCCATTCCCCACTGGAGTTAGAATTGCTCAATTGGAAATGAAGGATGATGGAACTCAGATGTCTGTTGACGATGGTGGAGGGGCGACAAGCACAGGTTCCTTCAACGCGGGTGCAGTGGGAACAGTCGGAGTATTGCAGCAAGATGTTGCGCCTTTTGCAACGCTTACTTGGGCCACACCAAGTAATGCTGTAGGGGCTATAAACTCTACATATGCGACACTTACATATGCCACGTTCGGGTCTGGAGGATTCAATCGCCCCCCGAACTTCAGGCCAGTTCTGCTCGAACTAGGGAATTTCGGTATTACTGGCGTGACGGCTCCAATCTCGGGAATATCAGTAAGTATTACCGGGAAGAAAGCCGGAAATGCAACATTAGATGTCGTTACTGCCAGCACATCATTCCCAGACTTCCCTGCCCTCTACTATGGCCACCAATCTGTACCATTAACAACCATAGATTCGACTGTAGTTGTGGGCGGAGTCAATGACCTGTGGGTGGGAGTCGGCGCTGTTGCGTGGCAACCAGCATATTTCGCTGATGGGAAGTTCTCAATTCAGTTGTACGGCCGTGTTTATGGCGCAGGAGATAGTCTCTCTATTGACAGTGTTAGCGTGATTGTTACCTATGGGAAGAATGTCCAGTCTAGTGAAGTAAATCAGTTCCCTGCACTTACTGTGAAACCATTCGGAATCACAGCCTCAGTCGGCCGTAACGGGCCACCACCAAAGTCTACAACTGGAGACATTTTCCAGAACTCTCTCGTCGTAAACGACATTACTGACGAGAGCATCTTAAGGTACTCATATCCAGACAAGATTGATTCGTTCCCAAGCGTGTATTTCCTCAACTTCGAGACGAAAGACCAAGACACCATCACGAACATCAAATCACTTGGGAACATGCTTGTAGTCGGGCTGAGAACACAGATTTACCGCGTGTCGTATCTTCCTCGGGAAGTAGATGCTGAGTTCGACCGGGGGCGGGCGGTCGAGATGATTGAGACAAATCACGGAATCGTCGGGACACAGGCCGCAACGACCTTTACACATCCCGAACTCGGGCTGACTCTTGCCTATGTAAGTCTGTTCAATCCGCACATGACAGATGCGTATAGCTCACGACTGTTGACAAATGACCTTAACTTTGAAGCTCTAGTTGACCAAGGAAAGTTGGGGAAGTGTGTTCTAATCAACAATCCAGAGCTATATGAACTACTCCTGTATTATGTTCCTCGCGGCTCACTAACACCAACTGTCTTGACTAAGTGTCTTCGATTCAACTATCACCCATCACATATCAAGGAAGATGGAAGTCTGAAAGTCAGCGGGCCAGTTGATGTTGATGTCAGTAGTGCGGCCCTCGCCGTGCTTGACACTGGAACTCGTCCTCTATACACAGGGGCGTCGTCATTGACAGGGAATGGCAATGTGTTTCTTGAGAATCAGGGCTCAGTTTTGACTATGACCATTAAGACACGACAAATGTACTTGGCCGGAGCGGGAAATGAGTGGAAGTATGACGACCTGTATGTGCATCACACTTTCTACAGTACTAATGTAGCATCACCTATGAACATCGTCACATCGCTTCTAGTTGACAAAATCAACACGGCCACACGAACAACAGCGACGAAGACGATTGCAGTCCCGGCGTTCTCGACAACAGACCCATATCCATTGGACGCGAAGCTCTCAAAGGTAATTCATGGAGAAGCAGGAGAAGCTATTTCAACCAAACTCGTCCTCAGCAGCACTACGTTCCCATTGTCGCTCGACTATCTCATCATCGCAGGACAAGACTTCAAACGGGAGACTTCTAAGTAATGAAATTCCTCCACACGATTGACCCGAAGAAAGAGAAAGACCCTATCATCCGGGCTTTCTGGGAGGCTGTGAGAAGCAACTTCCTTGAGCTAGACCGGGGAACGGCGAACTCTATTTCTCAAGGCAACAGTCCACAGGCGCTCGTTACTCCATTCACAGCCGACCATGGAGAGCTTCTTGGGCTCGGGGACGACGACCATTCACAGTACTTACTGCTTGCTGGTAGAGTAGGTGGACAGCAACTTACGGCAATAGATTCAGCTTTTCCACTTCATATTAGAGCAAACTCATTTACTGACTCAGTTCTTAGATTAACTAGCAAAACTGATACTTATCCTGATTACTATATAGATTTGGTTCGTTTTTCTTCTTATTCATTACAAATTAAGAATTCTGGTTTAGGTGGGGTTGAGCCGGGTTTAGTTATAGGTAATAGTTCAACACCGGCTCGTGGAAGTATAGCTGCTGGTTCCTTACTGCTTAATTCTAATCCTAGCATAGCTCATACACTTCAACTTATAGCACCTACAGGTTCTACGCTGCAAACAGCTTTATGGATTTCTAATGGACTTAGAGAAGGAACAATAGATAGGGATGGTAATTTGGGAGTAGCATTCGGTGTTCTTGGTGCAGGAGCCGTATGGCCATCTAAATTATTTGTTCAGAGTAATACAAACTTAATTACGTCAATTTTTAGAAATCCCGCTGCATCGGCACTTGATTTAACTCAATGGCAAGATAGTGCTGCTGGCGTATTGGCTAAAGTAGATAAAGACGGCAGTATGGAAATCACAAACACAGGACAATCATTTATCCTCCCTAGTGGAGCCACAACAGCCTTTGCAATTCGTCCTACTGCCGGTGGAACAGCATTAAGAGCAGTTTCTAAAGACACTGGTGATAATGTTTATCTTGGTGATGCTGGTATTCCCAATGTCTATCTCGCGCCTGTCGGAACTGTCGTACTTCGCGCGACGACTATAGGAGGCAACCGCGTTCGTATCGGAGACGCAGTAGCTCCGACAGCTACATTAGATGTAAATGGGAACATAGCAGCAACCAGTCTCGCGCTCACAACGGCCTTGCCGATAACAAGCGGGGGAACAGGACAATCAACCGCCGTAGCTGCCTTTGACGCGCTCGCCCCGACTACTACGAAGGGCGACATAATCGTTAACAATGGAACAGACAACATCAGAGTCGCTGTTGGAACGAACGGCAAGGTTCTCACAGCGGACTCGGGGCTCGCCTCGGGCGTTTCGTGGGGGCTGGTCGCGCCCGTGGAGGCGAAGTACATCGTACAGACAGCAGACGCTACTCTAACCTCTGAGCAGGCATTGAGTGTATTAGCGACCGGGCTGGTGAAGAACACTACTGGAACGGGAGTCTTAAGCATCGCCGCCGCAGCAGACCTGCCAAGTCACGGTGCTGCACAGCACACAGACAGAACGAGAACAGTCTTCTTACAGGCAGTTGAGATGTTCCAGATTAACGGAAGCTCGATTGTCGTGACGGCTCGCGGGACTTATCCCGCTCGATACGCTGGTTGGCCTCTGGCTACCGCACCAGCTTCAGCACCGCAGGCGGTTGAAGTTCTTTGGAAAGTTCCGGCCGACTATGTTGCCGGTTCGGGAATTGAGGTCACCGCGTTCTTGGCCGTAGACACCGTAAACATCAATGATTTTGTCCTCAAGTTGAAGTGGGCGACAATAGCAGTTAGCGACTCTATGGTTGCAACAGCGACCACAGAAGCCGACGTTGCCGTTACTCCCGATTCTGTGGATATTCTCAATGAAGTAAGCCTAGCAACAATCAGTACAGGAATTGCCACAGGCGAAATCCTCCGGCTGTGTGTAGAGCGTGATAGTGCGAACGTAGGGGACACTTACACCGGGTCAGTGTACCTCGTAGGAATTAACTTGAACTACACCGCAGATATGTAATATCCTATCTCAAAGGAGACAACCTATGTTACCAGCAGCAGTAGCACCAGCAGCCGCAGCAGGAGGCCCTCCGGGTTGGGTTCTTATGGCTTTAATGTCGGCACTTGCCGGCCTCGGCCCAACGCTATTTCGGAGCGACAAGGGAGCCAAGCGTTTGCGTGAGATGATGCAGTTCGCAACAGACCCGAACACTATTCTCCAGAACGCCCGAAGATTCTACGATACCGGGCTACAGTCTCCTGCCTACTCTACGGCACAGGGGAACATCTACGCTGGCTCTAATGCGGCTTCCAGCCAACTCGCCAGTTCGCTCGCCGAACGCGGACTGACAACCTCGGGTATCGGGGCTCTGGCCGGCGCGACGGGGGGCGGAGCGACGGGATTCCAGTTGGGTAAGTTGAACACTGACTTCTGGAACAACGCACTTCAGCAAGCTCAGGAGCTTTCTCGCACACAGGCAGGCGGAATTTCTGGATTGCCGCCGGAACGGAACATTGGGGCCGAGATGTTCGGCGGGGGCTTGGACGCGATTGGCAAGTTACTTGCTGCTCTAGCGACTCGTACTCCACAGCAAACGACACAGACTAACATTAACCGTCCCCGTATTGCGGGAATGATGAGCCGCCCAAATCTAAGCCAGTTCCAGAACCCACGAATGGGTGGAACAAGCCAGTTCGCGCGGCTGAATCCAATGCTTAACAACCCACAGTGGTCTATGCTGATGAGGAGCTTCCAGTAATGGCAAGAAAATCACAGAAGTATCGCCGCTACGACGAGTTTGACCCAATTATCAGAACTGCCCTCTCGTCTGAGGGAATGTCAGACCGACTAGCTCCGTGGATTCATGCCATGATTCTCCAAGAATCAGGTGGAGGAGAAGAAAACTTCCGTGGCGTTACTCCTGCCGATACCTCATATGGAGCTATGCATATAACGGAACCAACTGCTCGGGGCCTTGGCTATGGTGGACCCATGGCCGACCTTATCAGCAATCCACAGGCTGCGATTGGCCTCGGAGTTAAATACGCGAAGGAGGCTTTTGGTGCGGCTCGTGGCGACCTTGGACTAGCATCAGCGTATTACAATGCCGGGCCTCGGGGGATTAAAGAGGGGCAAATCACTAACCCTATGGCTGCGATTCACTCAGGCAAGGTAATGAAGTTTCTCAGTGGTCTGACTCCAAGCGCGTTTGCTGCCGAAGCAGACGATACTTCAGCCGTTCAACCCGATATGGTTGGCCCGGTCGTGTCTCAAGCATCTGAGCTTATTCGCGCTCTTACTCAGTCCCGGTCGAGCTTAGAAGGAATGATGGGAGAGCCATCAAACTTCGAGGCAAACATTCCCGCTCCTGCAAGTGCATTAGCGCAGTTCATTCCTTCGCTCATGTCCAACATGGCCAGCGCGGTTAGTGGGAACCAGAGATATGCTCAAAACGAAGCTGCGAGCCAAGAGGGAGAGAAACAACGTCGGGCAGAAGCAATGAGCCAAGTTCGCGCGCTTCAGGCTCAGGAACAGTTCAGTAGACGACAGGAGCTATACCAACTTAAGCTCCAAGACCTCAGCAATCAGTACGCAGCGGCGCTTCAGCTTGGACAAACCGAAGCCGCGAGCAAACTTCTCGACGATAGATTGAAGTGGGAAGCCAAGTCACAGAAGGAACAAGAGACACATGTTACAACCATAACTCAGATGGGCCGCGAAAGCGCGCAGACGATTGCCGCAGGACAGGCAGCTAGCTCAAAAGAGATTGCCGCACTACAGGCACAGACCGCAAAAGACATTGCGGCAATGAAGGATTCCCCGACCGGAATTCCTTATCTCGACCGAGCCATCCAGCACATGCGGGCTCGACAGGTCGTGGTTGACCAGACCGAGGCGAACGCGGCGAGATTGAAGATGTCGCTGAAGGACTACCTCAAGAAGAACCCACAGGCCAGAGCAGAGTACGAACGCAATTTGTCTCTGGTTGACCAAGCCTCACAGCGACCTGCCGTAGATGAATCAGCACAGGAGTATGTTCAAAGGATGAGAGTTCTCTTACCGTTAGATAAAGATACAGACAGACTCACTAAGTTGGTTAAGCAATACTTCCCGAACGAACCAATTGAAAGTACAACCATAGCAGCCCCCGCAACAAAAACAGCCACTCGCGGTCGTGGCCGCCTCGCACAGGCATTCAATCCAGCGAATCTCTCTTATGAACAACGAGTAAGAGCAAGAGCCGGACTATACGGAAAATCTGCGGGCAATGTTCCAATGTTCCCACTTGACCTTCCGGCACTCATGTATTTCGGTGGGTCAGACATTATGAAGTATCTATTCGAACCACAGCCGGAGAAATAACAACGCATGGTAATGATTCCGCCTCCAATCAAGCCATCGAGAATAGACGATGATGAGGGGCTGGTTGAGGGACTCTTAACCGGCCTCAAGGCTATTCCTCACCTTCCGAATGCTATTGCTCGTGGGATTGATGAGCCCGGAATCAGTGAGGACGAGAAGGAGCTTCGTCGAAGAGCCTTGTCTGAGGCCGCTCAGTGGGTGCTTCCAGTGTTTGTATCTGGCGGAGCTAGCTTGGCACTCAAAGCTCTCGGCAAACCTCTTATCTCGGCTATCCTGAGCGATGCGGCTGGACTTGCGATTGGTTCGGGGGCTGCTGCGGCTGTCAACGAGGAGAATGTTCCTCTAGCAGCAGGACAGGGCGCTTTGTTCGGTGGCCTGTTCGGCGCGGGCCGTGGTTACTTCGCTCAAGGCGCAAAGCAGGCAGCAGCTAGAGCCGCTTCAACGGCTGCTGCGGGAGCAGCTACCCGCGTAACTCAGGTCGCTAACAAGCGGCTCGGGCCGCTGTTTGAGGCCGGTCTGGGGGGAAAGGCGGCCGTTCGAGGGGGTCAGCTAGAGCTTAACCCTTTGGCTCCGCTCAGAAGCGCCTACGATGCCCGCGCAGGGCAACAACTCGACCTGTTCGACCTCGGACTCCCGCCGAACACGGCCAGAATGGCGAATGTCGAAGCCACAGAACAACTTCCACAGCTTTCGCTCTTCGGAGAAGCTCCAACAGTCATGGGCGCATCAAGCTCCCTTGCGCTCCGGCAAGCGCGGGCAGCCGGGGTTCCGGCTACGGCGATGGCCCAACAGGAACTATGGCATATGGCTCGGGAGAGCCAGAGGCCGGTTCTTGGGCAGGAAGGATTCATTCTTGTCCACGCACCAGCCCTCCCGCCCGCTCAACTTGAGCTTCCTCTCGATGTGACGGTTGGGAAGCGAGTCCTCGAAGCCAAGCCGTTCGGTTCGACTGGTCAGCTTGAATTATTCGGGGGCGGACCCGGCAGACCGCCAAGTGACTTCGATGGCAGTCTGGCCAAGGTCAGCCCTGATTCTCCTGTTCCGCCTCCGGTTGGCTCAACTACAGTTGCCGGGGGTTGAACCAGTTCCAAACCGATACAGAGCGCAGTGTGGCAACTGCTCTAAACCTTCGTGGTATCACGCCTAGCAAGACCGTAGTTGACGTAGCAGGATTACTGGAAAAGCCAAAGCCAACTGCGGGTGCTGTGACTGAAGCCTTCGCACCGGAGCAGGTGCTTCAAGCTGCTGATGAAGCGGCCAAGAAGTCTCTTACTGGTCCTATGCTGTCTGTGCCCGGACTCAGACAGGTGATGAAGAACATCACGGATGCTCCGGTCGTCGAACAGGCTATGCTCATGGTTCACCGCGCGCTCGCGCCCGCGAGAACAACTCTGGTTCGCATGGGGCCTGCGGGAACAGCACTAGCTCATACGCTTGACGAAATCTTCACATCTTGGAGGCTGAAGTCAGGAACAGACGTTGCAGCCATTCGTCAGGTCTTTAAAGGCTTTGGCCTGAAGGACCGAACTCACATTGGCGAAATTATGGAAGGGATTGCAGCCCCAAAGAGCGAACAACACCTTCTGGCGGCGGAAGCAGCAGAAGAGATTTATGCGCGGCATGGTCGTGAGGCCGGAGAGCTTGATATTCGAGAGCTTCTTCCTAGTGGCGGTGTGAAGGAGTTTGAGATGAGACGGAACTATCTCACGCATTACTATGATGATAAGCTCATCAAGAAGACGCTTACACCGGGAACCCCCGAATTCAAGCGCGCTATGGCCATCATTGAAGGGCGAGGAGAGGCGTTGGCTCAGAAGGAAGCTTTGAGTGCTCTGAAGAGTTGGCTGTCTGCTCCGCCGGAGTTCCGCACAGGACCGATTAACTTCCCACGAAACGATATTCTCGGTCTGCCTTATGAGAAAGACCCACTCAAGGTCATGTCTCGTTACGTCTATTCTGTTCGTAAGAGACTCGAAGTTGCCAGAAAGTATGGCGGCGATTATCGAGGAGTAGAAGATGTCTACCGTCAAATTGCGACGGAGGGAGGGAACCCGAAGGTCGCCAAGAACATCTTTGATGCTTTCAACGACCGTCTTCCGCGCGATTACGCGGACCTCGTTCGAGCAGCCTCGACGTACAATGTTCTCACGATGCTCAGTATGACAGCCGGATTTGTTCAGCCTTCTCAGCTTATCAACACAGCGGCTATAGCGGGCTACGGCAACCTTATCCGAGCCCTTGGCGCTATTCAAAGCAAGACCGAGCGCGAGTGGGTTATCTCAACCGGCGCGCACATCAACGAGGTTATTCAGGACATGCTTGGTGTTACCGGCTCTGACCTGTCGAACTGGTGGGTCAAGTACGGAACGCTGCTAGAGCCTCTCGACAAGGCGAACCGAATGGTTGCTGCTGTTGCTGGTCGTATGCACGCGGAGCAGACAGCAGAGAAATTTGCGAAGAAGCAGACTCCTAGATTAGCTGAGCAGCTAACTCGCCTCATGCTTGACCCGGCCGAAGTGCTGGCTCAGGGAGGCAAGCTCACAGAAGAGCAGCTAAAGAAAGCTGGTCTTCGCGTCTCGCTTGACACTCAGTTCGCTACTTCTGTTCTCGACTTGCCTGAGCTTCGTAACTCATCCGTTGGCCGCGTGGTCTATCAGTTCAAAACCTTCGCCCTTCAGCAGACCAACTTCGTTATGAAGGACATCATCGCTCCAATGAAGGCTGGCAACTTTGGGCCTGTTACTCGCTACGCCGCAGGTATGGGTCCAATCAGCTACCCGATGGCAACGCTCATCCGGGGTGTGAAAGGTCGGCCTGCTCCGAACGACCCCGCGCTGAAGAAGATTGAAGACCTTGCGATGGTCGGTTCGTTCGGCGTATATTACGATACTTGGATGGCGCTAGCTGCGGGACCAGACAGATTCCTCAGCCTACTTATCGGCCCAACTGCGACTGAGGCAACACGATTTCTCGCAAGTGATATTCCCAACGTGGTCCGGGGCAACCCACGCACGCTGGCAAAGCATATTCTCTCGCGTATTCCTAACATCGGGCAGCCACTCATCAACTACTGGCTGTTCCCGCCGGGGACTAAGTAATGGTTGAACCGAACGGGCGGCTAAAGTTGCATCCAACACTTGCCTTTTCTATTATCACATATCTGCTTGGTATCGGGGTGGCGTGTGGGATGCTGCTGGCTCAGGTTTCTGCTCTGCGAGCAGAGGTATCGAAACTTAATACACAACTGAGTGGTTCGGTTCGCTCGCGGGCTGAAGGCGATATTATTATCAAAGATTTCGATGCGCGCATTTCTCGAAATGATAGGGATATTGATAAACTAGATTCTCGTATGTTGGTCGTTGAGAGGAGAGGCCGATGAGCACAAGACGACTCAGAAACGACGAGGTTCGCCGAATCTATGGCGACCCGGATGGTTATGTGGACGACAATGGCGAAGTAACCTCGCTCTGGCCAGCGAAGATTCTCGATGAGTTCCTCCTACCAGTCCCGATTCCCCTATCTTGGGGTGGGGTTGCCAAGCGTGTTCGTTGTCACCGGCTCGTGCTTCCATCACTTCGCTCAATCATATGGGAAATTTACAGGAACGCTCCTGCTTGGAAGAGCATCAATGACTTTGGCGGTTGTTACCAGTGGAGAACAGCTAGAGGAACCAAGATTCTGTCTCGTCACTCTTGGGGAATTGCTGTAGACCTTGATACTAAGGACAATCCATTCAAGCGCCTCGTCTCTAATATGCACCCATTCGTGGTCAAGACATTCGAGGACAACGGCTGGATTTGGGGCGGAAGATGGCGTTGGCAGCGACGCGACCCACAGCACTTTGAGGTTGGAATATGGCAGAACTAAAGAAACGCAGCCCGCTACAGCAATATGAGTCTTGGGTCAAGACTGCCCGAGCTACTCCGTTTGGTACAGCAGCTATGGAGGGCGGGCCAGTCCGTGCGGTGGGTAATGACCTCACAGCCTTACTCCCTATGCTCTCCGACGTGACTGGTATAGGGAAGACGTTGCTACAAGGGATTGTTCAAGCGACCATGCACACACCGAAGAATGTCATCGGAGAGACTCTTGGGGGCCTTCCCGGCGCGATGGCACAGAGCATGATGGAACATCCTCTTGCTGCTGCTGCTCCGGTGGGCGCTCTAAAGGCATACAGAGAAACTGTTCCTATTTCTGCTCGTACTTGGTTACACCACCAACTAGGGGACCAGACTCCATTTACATATGCAACTAAAGCCGAAAAAGCTGACTTTATAGATACAGCTACACAAGGGATGAAAGATTTTGTGAAGATTAAAAATGAAATAAGGTGGGGCAGAGAGCGATTGAGAGCAGAGAAGCGTAAAGGTAAGCTAGCCGATGAGGGAACGATAGCTAGTTTAGAATCTGATTTGCAGGATAGCGAAAGAAATCTAGGTTATATGCGCAGTAACTTTGCCGAACCTATCACCCACCTTACAGGCAAAGATAGGCCAAAAAGATTTCTTTATCTTCCGACAGAACTTCACGAGGATTTGGGTTCTACTGGCGTGCCTCATACAGCACTAGGCAAGGTATTTTTCGAGTATGATTCGCAAGGAATTCCTATTCGTGTTAGAGACGTTTACAAATTCTACCCAAAACAATACCAGATTGAAGGACATGGATATTATGGGTCTTATACTAATAAAGCCATGGTCAAAGAAATTCTAAACCAAATTCGGGGTATGGAGGAATGGGAAAAACCTAGTCTAAAGAATATAGGCAATACTTTTACCGCTGGTACTCCAATAGGTGCAGTTATGCGGCGAGCAGGATTTAAGAAACCACCATATATAGCGGATATTCCTCTTGCCGGGCAACCTCGCGCTCTCAACGCGCATGACCTCTTCGCTATTGGCGCAGGCGTGGCCCCACGGAAACAGAATTAGAGTTTGGCCAACTCATGTGTTCCCAGAGGATAGGCCACTTGACATTCTTACGCACGGCAACAATCTCGGCTCCCACCAAGTAAACTGCGCCATCCGTATCGGCGGGAAAGTCAACAGTAGTCACTTCGCCATAATTCACGAATCGTGGGAACTCTCCCGGAAATAACTCTAGCTGCTCAGCCCTTGTATTCACTTAGCTCTCCCCAAGATGGTCCCGTTCTAACCTCGACCGGCACTCTGAATCCCTTCGCAATCATCGGCCATTCGCGGCTCATTACAGCTTGAATAGCCTTCGTACTCTCGCTCAGTGTGTCCTTCTGCAACTCAAACACCGCCTCGTCATATGCGGTGATTAGCTGGTGGCCCCCGAATTCCTCACAAGCCTTGTCCATAGCCAACAAGCTGCTCCAAATGATGTAAGCCGCTGTTCCCTGACACATGAAGTCAATCGCCGCAGGGCCGTCTCGACCGCCTTGGTAGAAGTATCTCTTGCTACCGAACGGCGTGGTCAGGAAGTATTGTGTCGCAACCTGAGTAACAATCTCCTGTCGCCAGAGCCAGAGGCGAGGGAATCGAGAGGCGAAGTCGTTCTGCAAGTCCTTGGCTTCCTTGAATGTGATTCTGAACCCATGCGCCTTCAGCGCGTGGACGATTGCACCCGGACCTCCGCCATAGATGGTCCCGTAGGCCACGTTCTTCACTCTCGTTCTGTCGCACTTAAGCTGCTGTTCCAAGACCGAGAAAGGGTCTTCGTGCTCTAGGACTTTCTGTAATGCTCTATCTCCTGACAAAGCCGCTGCGATTCGAAGTTCTAGCTGCTTGAAGTCAAATGAGGCAATGGTCATATCCTCGCTGTGAGGAATCACAATAGTTCTCGCAATTCCTAGCTTCGGCAACTGAATCGGGTTCGGGTCGCGCGGGAGGATTCTCCCTGTCCCCGCGAGCCCCTTACCAAGATGAATGTGCTCCAAGTCTATGTCATGCCCTGAGTCCTTCGTCACCGGGAGATAATATGGATGAACACAGCCATCATCTCCGACTGGCTTCTTGGCATAGGCAGAAAGAAGCTTTGTGTTCTTTCGAATGAACAAGAGTGTCTGAAGGACATCCCTCTCGATTACTCTATCCTCTCCCAAATCATAGAGAAGCTCATACAAGGCGGCCTTCTCAGCCGTCTCCGAGCCCCCCTTGTTGTACTTTAAGGGTAGCCTGAACTTCTGATAAAGCACCTTGCGGACCTGCGGCGGGCTATTCGGGTTGACATTCCCCACCAAGCCCTGCCACTTCTCCATGAGTCCCTTCACTGTCTCGGTCAACTCGGCGAGCCATTTCACGCGCCGCTCGGGATGCATCTTCAGCCCTCGCTCAGACATTCTAACCAGCACAGGCAAGGCTGGCATGACCGTATTTTCGAACAGGTCAAGCATGCCCTCTTCCTCAAGCAAGCCTCGCGTGATTTCGTAAAGTGTATACTCTTCCTTCACGTCCTCAAGGTTGTATCCTGCGGGGTCTTCCTGCGCTGTGTGCTTCCATCTCTGGCGGTCAGAATAGAGTGAGGCCACCTCGTTCAATCCTTTGTACAAATCTGGCTGAAGCAACGCCGATGCGAGCATCGTGTCATAGACCTTTCCGGTCCATGGCATGTTGTGTTCTCTCATCTCTCGAAGGTCGAACGGCGCGTTGTGTGCGATGAATGTTCGCTCGTGGGTGCCGAATTCTCTCGTGATTGCTTCCTTGACGGCCGGGCTCAGGGGCGCTGTCCACGCTATCGGCTCTCCATTGACTCCCCGGCCTGCCATGCCAACCCTGAGATGAGGCATCGTCTCGACATCAATGACGAAGGGGCCATGCATGATTGGCAAGATTCCATTCTTCATCTCTGTGAACTTAATTCCCTGACGAAGCTCTCCTCGCATTGCTCTTCCAACCCGGTCAAGGTCTGCCTTGAACGCGGGCAAAGTTTTCCGGCCGGTACGCATAACACCGGTGGGATGGAGGGTAGGGAAAATCCATCTCACGCTACCCGGAACCATAGTCGCCCGGACAACCCGTTCCTTAACCGCCTTTGGGCTTCCCTTGACGATTCCCTTTGCCTTGTTGGAGGTCTTATAGGTGTCCATCCGAAGAATGGTCACAAGTACAGGTTGGCACTCGCTCGGCTTGACCATGTACCCTCGCCAAGCCTCGATTCCGTCTTCTAGTCCCGTTACTGCTCTCAACGCCACACCGCCTAGAGGGACGACGAACTCTCCACGGAAGGCAGAAATGGCGCGTTCAAACTCTGGTCGGTATCTCGTAATCTGCTCTGCCGTTGGGTCGCCGGTCTTCTTCCTTGGCCATTCACCAATGACGTTGATGATGTAGCAGTCCGCGCGGGTGAATCCTGCCTGCTTTGCTATACTCCACAACAGAGCCCCCGAGCCCCCGACGAACGGCCGACCGGCTACAAGCTCGTCTTTTCCCGGAGCCATGCCAACAATCAGAATCGGTGCTCGCGGGTCGCCGTCTACCATTACACTCATCTATCGTTTCCTGTCATCAGTCCCCATAAACCTATGATGGCTAGGGCTATGAACACTATGAGGATTACAGTTCTCATTCAATCTTCCTATCTGCGGGGGCCTCGAACCAAGTATGTTGGCACCGTTCACAGGTCCGCCTTAATCGCTCAATAAATTGAATCTGCTTAGTCTCTGGCCTCGGTATGAATTGAGTTTCGTACAAAGCCTCTATGTAACTGCATTTACATTTTGGGCAGCGGGCGTAACTGTTGAAGGGCCTGATTCCAGTATTTTCTGTCTCATCTTTCCTATCGTCGCCAGCAGCCTCGCCACTATGTACGGGGGGTGCCCCGTCCGGCTGTAGCTCGCTTCGAGCGCTTCCAATTCCTTCTCCGTCATCGGTTGAATGAAGTACGCCGGGGGCCGGTACTTCGGAGTCATGTTCGGAATGCAAGTGTGTCTCTTCTCCTCGCACTCTCCACATGGGAAGTGTCCAAGCGTTCCGGTCCCATCGCATTCCGGGCAGTTGCATTTTTCGCATCGGTCATTCATAGCCATAGAGTAGCTGTCTGGAAGCTAAGTCCTTGATGTATCTATCTCTCATCTGTTCAGTAGTCTCCTCTAAACCAAATTCGTTTATCCAAATAATTGTATCCTCAAAGGGGACAGCTTCATTCATCCCTCGTTCTTCAGCTTCCGTTATCTCAGGAACTCCAACCTTGATGAATGACTTAAGCGGGAATCGTGGCTCCCGGAACCTGTGAGAGTGCGTCGGGCTTAATTTTCCACGTCCTACGGAGGAGCTTGTTGATTTCCCTTTGCGAAGCCTCTTTCCGCGCGCCTTTTGCATCATTCAACGTGCCCGCCAATAATCTCATATTCCCAACCGTGTAACCTAAGCGTGAGTCTATCCTGTCTACTTCCAACATATCTGCTAGTTTCTTTAGAGCCAGCAAGGATAGCCCGGTCAAAGAACACCGAGAGCGCATGTCTCGTGAAAGCATAATCATCTTGGCGTGGGCTTTCGTGTCGTGTTTCATTTCCCTGTGCTCCCACTCTCTCCATCTCGCCTGACATAACGCGCATGAACGTCTCTGAGGCAGGGCACGCCGCCCACAGGTGTAGCAACGTTCGAAAGAAAGCCGCCTTCTCCAATTTCTTTTCTTGTCTCGGTTTAATCTCTGATGATGAGCACATAATTTACCCATCGCTTCCCTTTGGCAATTTACTCGGCTGCATTCCAAGGCGGGCCTCCTTGATTTTCTTCATCTCCTCAGTCATATGACGCTCTATTGCGGTCACTGAGATACGCATGACTCTAGAGAATTCCTCTTCTGTCAGGTCAACCAAGTGGCCGTCCATGAGGAGTTTTCTTGTCCTGAAAGCTATCCCCTCATCTGTGGTGTTCAACACTTGCCTCTGAGGGTGCCATATCTGTATCTCCGGCTGCGCGTGTTCATCGCTTGCTGCCTCTTCGACCTCGGCCAGCGTCTCTACCCTCTCTTCTTGTGTTCTAGGGTCGAGTGTTCCACCTTCAAGCACAGGTCCGCTCCCGCCTCCACGCATTCCTGCGATTATTCGGGCTAGAGCTGCCGGATGAGGAGCTTGTTCGAGCATCAGAATCCCGGCCCTGCGGACTCAGGAAATGAAAGTTTTCTAGGAGGAATAAGAACGTCGTTAGCGTCAAGAGGTATAATTTTCCCCGGCCGAACATTCATCGGCGGCCAACGGCTATCTCCATGTGATGAGGGCCACTTACCTTTTTCTGTATAAGCTCCCGGCCAACGTGCGGTGAGGACCATTAGACCGATGACTCCATAGAGAGCAATGTCGAGCCAAGTGTCGTGAATTGGCTCGTTCCGAGCTTCAAGTGCGCCTTTCTTCCACAGATGTATGAGTCGTTCCATCTTGTCAGTCAAGCGCACCATCACTCCGGTCAGACCAAACCGAGCGATATTCTCTCGGCCATAGTCTTTCTGCTTGGCACAGAACACATGATACATGCTCTCCATTGTCTGAAGCAGCCTCTTCTCAATCTCAACATCTCCTGACTCTCCTGTGGCAAGGGCCTCCCATGTAGGAGGCCCCTGACCAGCGGGTGAGGCACAAGTGCTGTTTGATTCCAGTATCCCTCTATCAATGGGTACGATTGACATTAGATTTCCTTCAACTCGGCCTCAGCGACGAACTTCCGAGGCTCCTGATTACGGAGCTTGTTTCCTTCCTTGTCCTCTCCGGGCTTGTCAATCAGACGGACGTACATTCTTGCTCCTACGACTGGCGGCAAGCTGTCCTCATCTGGTGCGACGAAGAATGAAGCAATGTCAACATCAACACCATCCTCGATAATGAATGTCGCCGCACGAGCGATGTTTTTCAACGCACCGATGCTGATAATTGACATCTTTCGCTGGCCGTCATTTGCTTCTCCAGCAGCCAGCGCAGCGGTATTGATTCGATACCATACCGTGTACGGCCGTCCCAAGTTTGTCACGAACGGCGTGTCGTCGGGAATTTGAAACTTAATCTCGAACACCTGAACGTCCTTGTTCTTCTTGCTTGGAGCTACAGAACTGCCAACGACTTTCAATAGCTCAATCCAAGAGTAACTGGCATTCTCACCGACTCCCTTCTGATTTGCGTCCGCAGGAACCTTCAACCTCATTGACTGAGACGCTTCTACTTCTTCCATAATCTTCGGTGAGACATACAATGAAAACGGCTTACTGACCATTTACTTCTCCCTTCGTGATTGTGTCTAGCGTGCTCCAGAATTCCGAGCACGACGCGCCATCCCGGAGAACGTACTCTGGAATGGGGTTCTTGTCATGTGGCGAGCGAAGTCCGGTGAGCCAGTAGCTCTTACTCTCGGTCTGCACGACACGCTTGAATTCAAACTCCGGCGGCATTGTTCCCGGCTTGCGAATCTTGTCAACTGTGATTCGGAACAGATTGTCGAACAGAGAACTGATTGGACGAATTGCTGCTCGGCCGATTGTTGCTGGTCCTCCGATTGTCTCCGTAGTTCCCTCTCCATCATCGGCGCTGTGAAAGAGGACAATCAGATTCATGGGCTGGTTGAACAGGAAGCCGAGGATATGCATGATACTTCTCTGCGCTGCGCCATAGTCTCCAATGGACGGCTGAGGAACATATGTTGCTGTCCCCGGCGTTCCAATGGCCGGAGACTTCCCATGAAGCCCCTGTGCTGCGATTGCAGTCAGCAGGTCACGAGCGGTCTGGGTCATAGTGTCCCAAATCAACGTGCTGTAACCTTCTGATGCCCAATCATGGCTGGCGATTTCGACGGCCTCGGATAGAGGGTCGAACACGAGCTTCTCGTGTTGGGTTCCCTTCGCCAGCACCTTCTCCTCCGGCTTTACCACAAGCAATCTCGTGCGATTGTCTACCAGTACCGAAGTCAACTCTTCTGAGCCAGCATCCCAAGCAACATAGACTGCCTTCTCTCCCCATCGGGCTCCCCAAGGAAGAGAAGTCGCAAGTCTCGTCTTCCCTTTCTTCGGCTCCCCATACAACGCTACTCTGGTTGGAGCAATCATCTGTGTTCCACTAGACGTTCTCATTCTCCTCCTCTTTCTTTGGATTCAGAACGCGGGCCAGAATGTATCTATGCACCGTGTCTCCTACATGAATAGCCTTGTCTGTCGCATGTTTTTTGTTATTTGCTACCTCAGTTGCATTTCCATGCTCGTCTAGAACAACAAACACCGCTCTAGGCACGTTCTTCATCTTCATTCACCCTTCTGTATGCATTCTCAACTGCTCGTGATGTGTCCAAGAACCCTAACTTAGGTCTACACTTTCTACTCCCGCGAAGAACAATTTCCCTAGCTCTCTCGATTGGAACTCCAAGCTGTGCCAGATTCGCTCCGCTGGCAAACGCATCATTGTGACGGCCCGGTTCGGCTCGGCCGTCGAAGATGAACTCCTCTGCGGTGACGGTTAGATGCGGCCAGATGGCGAGAAGATTCGCACTTTTGATTTTGACTTTCGGCTCCGTGAGTTCGGCGGGCTGATGTCTCAACACGAAGCTCGGGTCAACAGGAATCTTTGCGGTCCTGATTAAAGTAGTAGCTATTCCAGTCTTCTGATTCACGCTTCCGGGGACGCGAGCGATTCGAGCAAGGTCAGAACACTTGGTATCAACGCGACAGCCGTAGTGCTGCTCATTTGCCATGCAACGCAAGAAGGTTGAAGTTGCTCTTTCAACCTCTGCGGGTTGAACAAGGTCATTCTTCGCTATCTCCAACCACATCTGAACCCCTCGACCAGTGTTAAGGACCGTGATTGACTCTCTTGGCAAGAAGGCTCTACGAATGACTGCTGCTGCTCGCATCGGACGCGCTCCTGATTCGATTGGGTCTATATCAATCAGGACGTGACGCCACTCTCTGATTCCGGCTCTCTTGGCTTTGAATTCTCCTCGGTCCAGATGAGCGGGATTGATATTGATATATACGTTATACCCGAGCGATGAGAGATTCCCGATGACTCTCTCCAACGCTTGTGCCGTCGAAACTGTTCCGCCACGAATGCCTCCGCTGCCTCGTGCGAAGTAGCATACTCCGTGTCCCCCGGTCCCCACCACCTTCTGCCAAAACTCATTCGACACCTTCACCATAGCGGGGCTCCAATATTACAAACTGTGGGTTAGTGATTTTGTCCAAGTCGTCGCAGACCATCTTATACTGACAGATTCGGTTCCTGAACATTCCAGCACAAGATGTTCTTGTCTTCTCGATTCGTCTACTTCCGTCTATTTCGGCTTGTATGTCTTCGAGCTTGAAGAGAATGTCGCTCAGAGCCTTGTCAACAACTTCAGTTGTTCTAGGGAGATAGTGAAACTCTATCGCCTTACTCGGGTCAGCTTCGATTGCCTTTCTGCTTAACTTTCTCATTACATTCAGAATTGTCCCACCGAACGGAGTATGTCCTGCGCGCTCTAACATCCTTTGATAAACTGACTCATGCCAGTCTGTGCTCACCAAGTCTGCGAACACATGAACTGGTACGGACGATGCAAGGCTCTTATGCTGTAGATGCCAGAACTTGCCGTTCCACTTAACTATGGCATCTGGCGTTCCGACTAGTTCGTGTACCCCGATGGGTAGTCTCATTTCTTGTTCGACTTTCACGACCTCCCATCCCACAGGAGCAGCCCAAGTCTCTAGGACAGGCATTAACGCTCCAAAGTCGTCTATAGCCTCCATCACATACTCAACGGGGAACCCCGCCATCTTCGCCGCCGTTTGCATTTCAATGACAGCATCGGCTGTGGCAATTTTCCAGTCCCCGCCAAGGAGCTTGTTCTCCAAAGCTGTATGAACGAGCTTTCCTATCTCAAGCGCCTTCTCGAACGAGAGCTTCCCTCGCCGCAACACGAATTGGAAGTGAAACTTCTGTGGGCAGACGGTATGTAACTTGAGGTCACTTACACTAATCAGCATTGGGATTCTTTCCTCCGATTATCGCTAGCCAAAACACGATAAGCATTATCACGCTCACGAACACTAGAATCATTTGACCACACTTTTCCACACTCCATGTCCGATTCGTTCAATCTTGTTATACGAGAAGAGTAGTCTCAGGTCGTTGTCAACTGCCTTCTCTGCTCGGGCGAGTGTCATTTCAGGGAAGGATGCCTTGATGAACACAACCATATCCTTCCGCGTCTTGGGTTCGGTGAGGAATATCACCAGCTTGCCTTGGCGAGTCTGTTCAGGGCGAAGTGACTCCAGCTTGAGTGCCGTTCCGTCAGGATGGTCTACTTCGACAATGCTGTACGAAGTCAATGACTCGTCTATTCCTCTGCTCTTCGGGGTTTCAATCGTTATCTTGTTCGCAACACGCTTCAGGTTGAAGTGAAAGTCAACCGCAGCGGAGATAACATGGGAGCCGCTGGCGCGATAGTTAGCGTTTAACACGCTGTAATCGGCCGCTCCTATCTTTCGGTCATGGTGAGAGAACACGACTGCCACGCCGAAATCATCTCGAATCTTCTTCAGCCTTCGCATGACGAAGGCCATTTGCGCCTTGTCATTCTCGTTCATTCCGTGAATGGTCCAGAAGGCATCGAAGACGATAACTTCGAATGGGAACTCTTCTTTCCAAGCCTCAAGTTTGGTCAAGAAGTCTGGTTCCGTAATGTCCACGTCTCGATTGATAATCAGATTCGCTTCGAGAAGCTCTATCTGTTCTCTGGACAAGCCATAACCGCGAATGACCTTCCTGAACTGTTCGGCATAGTCCCATGTGGTCGCGTCTTGAAGGAAGGCTAGGGTCCGCTTCACGCTCGGAGGGCTGAATCGGCCAAACAGAGGCAGGCATGTATCGAGTGAAACAATCATAGCCGCCAACAACAGGGACTTTCCTGTATATGGGGGTGCGGAAATCATTGTCAAGGACTTGTCTAACAGCAACTCACTAAACAATGGTGGCGGTGGTTGAATGTCACCCATCGCCAGTTTGTGAAGCTCGAATACTCCATGTTGTGAATTATTCCAGCTTTTCATATCCCTCCGTTACTGCTTCTATCATTACTCGACGCCCAAATCGTTCGACATCTCCCAATGCTGGTAACAGTCCCGCATTCCATCTGATTACGAAAGGCTTGTTAACATTTTCATCTAAAAACGAGGCCAATGCAATTCCAAGCTCTTGCATCACTTTGTGACGACTATACCTTCTAAGGTCTTCTTCGTCTCGTGTGACCGTTAGCATATACCGGCTCAACGAGGCACAGTTGCCAAGCCATCTCTTCGGACGGCTTATGTCTGGTCGGTATACTCTATCCTTCATGCTTCTCCTCCTCCCCCTATTATGGTGAGCCGGGCGGTCAGAATGTTGCGAGGGTGGGGGGCGCATTACTCACCGTAAGCCCCCTGCGCGCAGTAGTGAGCCTGCTATTCCCCGTCTGACTCTTACCATCAAGGCCCGACTCGTTAATGGAGCGGACTGCGAGATTCGCACTCGCGTCTCTAGTTTGGAAGACTAGGGCACGGCTTCTATACCAAGCCCGCAAAATGGCGGGGACCAAGAGACTTGCACTCTCAACCGGGGGATTGACAATCCCTCATTCGCCTATTCGAAATCCGTCCCCAAAATCGTGGGGGGGCTTCCGACGCTTCCAAGGGCTGCGCCGTTAGGACATTGAGCCCCCGTAGACTCACCAGCCTAAGCTGGATATCCTATGTCTACATGACTGCCCCTCTCGGCCCTGCCCTTGGGAGGTGTCCGATACTCACAGCCTATATGGAGCCTCGTGGAGGCATCGAACCTCCGCCCTAGTGTTTACAAGACACTTGCTCTACGCCCTTGTCTGAGCTAACGAGGCAAATAACCAGAACCAGCCCTTCATCGCACAACGACGACACTTACTGGCGAACCACGGAATTTCTCTTCCGCAGTATGGACAGGTTCTACTTCTCAAACTCATGCGGCCTCCAAACTGGATGCGCCTACGGGACTCGAACCCGCTAGGACGAGATTGAAAGTCTCGGTGCTCGACGCTTTGCATTAAGCGCAGAAATGAATTGCGGTGGGAACAGGCGGAACGGAGACTGGCTTTCGCCATCTTGTTCAGCAAGAAGTAACCGATTCCTAACACCACACCGCAAAATGAATTGGCCGGGAACAAGCGAGTACGGTCAGGGATTTCTCCCGCTCTTGTCTTTCAATGATAAGAAGTAACCGTTCTCTTTCACCACAGCCAAAATTGGTGCGGGCGGGGGGACTCGAACCCTCAAGCGCCACGTTCTAAGCGTGACAGGTTTGCCATTTCCTTCACACCCGCAAAAGGTCTTTGTCCCATCGGTCGGCACTCCGTTATCATGGAGGGACTGCCATTAGGCCAGCGCGTAGGCTGGCCGCCATTGGTGCGCCGCCGTGGGAATCGGACCCACACTGGACAGGTTCTCAGCCTGCTGCCTCTGCCGTTGGGCTAGGGGCGCGTGTTTTCTCTGATGCTGGTGCCGCCGGAAAGATTCGAACTTTCAGACGCGAGTTTTTGAGACTCGCTGCTTTGCCGTTTGCTACGGCGGCAAAATTGGTGTCCCCCACCATGTCCATCCCACATGGCTGTTGCCCTCTTCGAACTGACCGTTCGATGACTGCTTCTCCCCTCTGGCTCGGGAGGGGAAGGGAACATTGGTGCGCGAGGCGGGACTCGAACCCGCAAACAGCAGGGTTTAAGCCTGCTCGCTATACGTTCGCCACTCGCGCGCTATTTCCTTGTGGAGTCTGCCGGAGCATTCTTGATATGCTCGCTCTTTACGGTCAACTTCGCGTCAATCACTTGCCGTCCAGCCGCGTTAACCCTCAGACCAACAGAACCAGACAACGTGCTACATCCGACAATGCCAATCAATAGAACTGCTCCTAACGTCCAACAGTAGATTCTCTTCATATCTTCTCCTTCAGAATTCAGTCCACTTGTCTAACGGCTTTGCTAGTGTCAATCTAAACCTTATTCCCTTCCATGAGAATTCAACTGAAACCGCTCGACCAGAAATCAAATCTCGGGCGGCCAGTTCAAAGACTTCTCGCTCTAATTGCTGCTTGGTTGCTTCTTCCATGTCAACCCTTCATTGTTGGAGACGGCGGCAGGCTATACTCCTGCGTGTCAGGGGTTGCAGCCCTGTGCCTAGCTCCTCGGCCACGCCGTCTTACTGCTATCGAATTATTACGACCTTGTGACCTTTTGTGAAATACACGCCGGGGACCAGCGGTGGCCATACCCTCCTTCCCGCTATATCGTAAACTACCTGCGTGGGCTCGGGAGGTGTAGCCCTCCCTATCACCGCTGTTGTCGAAACCGCATGGATGATTGGCCCTAGACAGGAGCGATTATTGCTCTTGTCCCATGTTACCACGCTCAGGTCGAAAGAGCCCGGCCCAAAATCGGCCACTAGAGAATCAGGCTGCCCCTCCCGCTCATAGCATGTATGTCCAGTCGCAGCGATTCTCGGCTCTTCACCAGTTGGAGCAAAAAGCAGTTCAACGGTGGCCAAATCGTCGAGAGGAATCTGCCCCGAACAACTATCCGGGCCAGCATTGAAAGCTGGAAGAGTGAATCGTATCACGAATACTGCCATTATTGTGAGCATAAAATTGGTAGCGGAGGAGGGATTCGAGCCCTCTCGCCTGTGGTTATGAGCCACGGATGCTCACCCGAGCGCCCCGCAACAATGGTGTAGCACCTAGGGATTGAACCTAGCATTGGTCCGGGTTACGGCCGGAGGCACCGCCATTGGTGCGTGTGCTACACTGAAACTTGGTTGGTTCTGTGGGGCTTGAACCCACATCTGGTTGGTTAAAAGCCAACTGCTCTGGCTTTGAGCTAAGAACCAATGGTCGCCTCGGAGGGATTCGAACCCACATTTTAATCCAGTTTAGAACGCTGGTCCCGGTCCATTTCGGGTTCGAGGCGAATTTGAATAACGTCATTTCTTCCTTTGATGAGGTAGACCTCGTGAGCGATTCGACCTTTCTGCTTGTCGTTAAAGCCCATCTGCCACATAACTCTCTGGTCCCCATTAAACCAAGGACAACATACTCGTCCGTCCATGAACTCCGCAGTTGCTCGTCCAAGCTTATATGCGGTGGCAAGCTGACTGTGACCGTAGAACGTGGTCATATGACCCTCAAAGTTGGTCGCTCCCGGAGGAGTGACTACCTCCATCGTCCTGCTTAAAAGGCAGAAGCTCTAGTTGAGCTAGAGAGCGAGGAAACTACTTACGAGTAGCAATACCACGAAACACGCGGCCTATGACAGTCAACAGCACGTTGACTCCAACGGCCTGCCAGAACGTAATCGCTGGCCAGTGTAGCAGAGGAACTAAAACTATTCCCCACGCCCACATCGTTAGCCAGCCTGAGAAGGCTACCAGACCAGCTATCAGTATAGCCACCAGTACAATCAAAATCCAAACCATGTATCCTCCTAACTTGGTTGCTCAAGCTGGACTCGAACCAGCATCGTTGGTTTCAGGGACCAACATCCTACCGTTAGACGACCGAGCAATGGCGGAAGCGGAAGGAATCGAACCTTCGCGTGCTCGCACGGCTCAGGTGTAGCAAACCTGCACATTTCCGCTCTGTCACGCTTCCACAAGATGGATGCCCGCGCTGGATTCAAACCAACATTCAGAGGTTCAAAGCCTCATGTCCTATCGTTAGACGAACGGGCAATGGTCGCGCCAGCGGGATTCGCACCCGCGTCTACGGCTTGAGGGGCCATCATCCTAGGCTTCTAGACGATAGCGCGAATGTGAACTTTCTCAACCCACTACAGAACTTACAGAGAGGAGTTTTAATTGTCCAGCCGACCTTAATCGGCCTCCAACACGCTCTACATCTCTTCCAGACCTTCTTCACTCCTCCCAACATGCCTCCACGAATGGTGGACCCGGTGAGAGTTGCACTCACCACACTATGCTTGCAAGGCACGGTCGCCCCTACGGTACATGCGAGCCCAGAACAAAGACGCATGAGGCGAGGACTATCAAACAGTAAGGTCCATCCTTCACACTATCCTACCGTTCGCGCTGAATCACCAACGGGCTCGGACCTCATGCGTTTAAACTTAGATGCGGGCGGGCGGAAAGCGATTCCGCCTCTGACGCCGAAACGCGACTCGGCTTGCCCGCAACGATGGTTGGCTCGGCGGGAGTCGCACCCGCTGCGCGAGGCTCTTCAGACCTCCGCTCTACTGGTGAGCTACAGAGCCAAATCCCTTCTCACTTTCAACCATGTATCTTACAACAGCCTCACTGAACCCGTCAATGTGAATCCACTTCGGACCATAGCCGATTCCATTCTTGAAGCTACCCACGTTAATCAGGTAATTGACTCGTCCAAACGGAGTCGCCTTGCTTGGCGGGTCGGCTGCTCCGGCGCAGTCTTGTTCATCCGTGATGACGATGATTCTGTCTGCGCTCTTCTCATGCTTACGAACATAGTCAATCACTTGACGGAGGAAGATTCCTCCCCCTCCGAGTAGATTAGTCATGGCCACGATTGCATCCACGAGAGCCATTCCACGACGGGCCGGAACCTGCGCTGTCTTGTGGATTCGGGTTCTGTCGTCTCCTGCCGTTGCGTAGATTGCCGCTTCCTCGCAAACCTCGCGGGCAACTGCGGCCAAGGCCGCTGCTGCGTGGGCTCGGTTCATGTCGCTCTTACCTGATAGGGCCGCAAACATGCTTCCGCTAACATCTACAATCACGATTGTCTTCCCACTCAGCTTCGGCTGGAATGACAAGCTCTTCAACATTGCCTCGTCAAGCTCAGCCTCAAACGCTGGTGCTGCCTTCGCCGCAGCGATGAACCGGAATGGAAGGATACGGCTGAAGTCAGCTTCACGAATTGCTGCCTTCACGAGTCCTTTATCCACGCCTGCCTGTTCCATGTTCCGCAGGTTCCGAATCAACGCGAACGCGCCGAGTTTGCTCTGCATGATGAGCCGAGTAAATGTCTCACCCTTATCCGCGCCCGAACTCAACTCTACTTCCCAAGTATCAGGCGGAAGCATTGTTCCACTCGCCAACTGTGTCCAGAGCATCGCCTGTACGCCGTTTCTCGGCTTCGGATGCGTTAGGAACAGCACATCACGGAGCTTAACCTCAGCGTCTCGGTTGTACTTGGCTAGGGCGTAGTGGTCGAACTTCGTGAACGCCATTGCCAAGCCCTTCTTCGCCTGTGCTGACAGTGGCTTCTTTCCTTCGAGCCAGTAGATTGAGACAAACTCTGCAAGCTCGTCGGCACGCTGGATTACTCCGGCGAGGACTTCCTGACGGAGATTCCCACTTCTCGCCAACTCTCGACAGAGCAGCAACGGAACGTGACGGAGATTCATCGCTGAACGAGCATGAATAGCTAATGCAGACACAACTGTGGGGTCTACTTCAGCTACCAACTTCTTGATTCTATCGGCGATTGACTCACCACACTCGTAGAACTGGTCCTCCCACAACAGAGTTGCCATTACGCTCCGGCGAAGCTCCTGCTCTGCGCCTACACGAACCGCTCTTGCTCCACCGTGAGTGAATGCTGGAATGCCAAGCTTCTTCACGTTTGTCTTCATTGAATCCTCCTATGAGTTATTGAGAGGGAACAAGCGAGTGCGGGCTTTTTTTTGTCCATGAAGTATCCGCTCTCTACACCACTCTCAATCTTGGTTGCCACGGCGGGACTTGAACCCGCATGACCCGGTAATAGGCCGGGCATCCTTGCGTTGAATGACGCGGCGATAATGGCGGAGAGTGTAGGAATCGAACCCACGCTTGGGTCTTAGCCAAGTCGCCAGTTTTCAAGACTGGACCATTTCCGCTCTGGCAACTCTCCTTAAATCGCTACTTGGGGTGTCGGCCGGAAGTCGCATCCGGTAGCAAGGGGTCACGACCCTCTGGCTCCACTCTTTGCCTTCCGACACATTTGCTCCCCGTAATAGGATTGGAGTTTAGTGGCTTCCATTTACGTTAGAGTCTTTACTGCCACACTACTCGCTGTGACCCTCAGGATATGGTAGGGATGGCAGGATTCGAACCTGCGACCAGATGCTTCCAAGGCACCTACGCTGACCAGACTGCGCTACACCCCTATAAGATTAGCCGGTTTATCCGAACTCCGGCAAACGGTCCATATCTTTATTCGAGCCTCGTGTCATGTATGGCGAACGACACGACTCGGACGCAGGTTCTTTATGTTTCGCGCTGCATCACCCGCGAAATGGTAGCCAATCGAGGACTTGCACCCCGCCATCCTGCTTGTAAGACAGGCGCTCTAGCTGTCTGAGCTAATCGGCTAATTCAACTGCTGTCGAACTGACTTGTTATTCGGGGAGGAGAGATATTGCACTAACTCTCCCGTTGCCCTTGCGTGCTTCACGCAGAGAGGCAACCCGAACGTCATGTTTGTTCCGTCGAACCAACAACCAGACGCTTCACAGACTGGAAACGAACAGCAGAAGTCTTTCATTTGTTTCTACTTAATGGCTTCTCTAATAGCTTCCGCGATTGCTTCTGCTATAGCGACATGGTGGTTAATGCCCATTCGAGTCATTAACACATCTACGCCATTGATATAGATGTGACTCCATTCACGACCCGCTTCGACGATTACTTCCTGCTCTTTAAGGCTGATGTTCCTCAGTATGTCCCTTGCTGTGTGACTAATCATCGCTCCTCCATATTGGTAGTCCCTGATGGAATTGAACCATCATTCCTCGCTAATCAGGCGAGAGTCCTTCTATTAAACGAAGGGACCAGATTGGCTGGCATAGCAGGACTCGGACCTGCATCTCCCAAATTAACAGTTTGATGTTTTACCGTTAAACTACATGCCAGCAGGTTATCTGTTTGTACTTGGAATCTTCGCTGCCGCAGAGTGGATGCCTCTGATTGCCGCGCCGATTGCAATTTGTGCATCAAACTTCGCCTTCTCCACGGCTTCGAGTCTCGATGCTGCCGTATTCAATATGCCAGCAATTCACGCATCTGTTGAGGACTCATCACCTTTGTCATGCCCTTCACCAACCATGCTGCCACAGCAACCTCCTCCTGTAAATGGACGCCTCGGTGGGAATCGCACCCACGTTTCCGGCCTTCGGAGGGCCGGGACTGTCTATCTGTCGAGGCGGTGATTGAGACAGTGTATTATTCTTCACCGGACTAGGCTGTATCAGGTCAAACCTGACTGTCTCACATGGACTCCCAAGCGGGAGTCAAACCCGCAACCTACTGGTTCGTAGCCAGTTGCTCGTTCTTTTGAGCTTTTGGGAGAATCAACAATGGCGCACGGTACAGGTGTCGAGCCCATCACGAGGAGCTTTGGAGGCTCCTCTGCGCCCGGCGCTCCGTGCAGAATGGGTTAGATGCAAGATATTTTAAAAGGATTCTCGCGCACCGCCGGCGGCGCGGGCGCTCACGGCGTCACCTCGTTCGTCCACACTCCAGCAGCGCGTCGCCGACAATGACCATGCGCGGTGTGACGGGGCGAAACACGGAGCAGACAGTGCTGGCCAGCGCATTGGGCGCGAGTCCGAGTGCGAGCCCGTCCTCATTGACCCACAGCGCCATGCCGTGCTCAAGATGCACGCGCTCGACGTAGCCGCCGACTGCGGCCTGCATGGCTGCGAGCGACGGCCTGCCACCAGCGCACGGGCAGGCCGCGCCCGCGGACGTGAGGAGCAGCCAGCGCGTCATGGCGCACGCTCCGCGCCGAGCGGATTGAGCGCCGCCCGCAGCCGCTCGGCGTGGGCCTGCCACTCACGCGATACGGCGGCGCACTTCCGCACGGCGTTGAGGGCATGTGTTTCGTTGAACGGTCCCCCGCCGACGATTGCCGCATCTGAGAACCCCG